TTCTCGCGTATCTCCCAAAACGGTCATGACTCAGCTCAAGACAGGTTGTTACCGCCGTTAACGGCTGGGGTTGGTTCTGATCAGCCACGGTTGGAAACGCCCACTATTGGGTACGAGAGTTATGGCCCTCTCATCGCAGAGTTTGCAGCTGCGCATTTGAACCGCAATCTGTTTCCGTGGCAGGTCAATGTTCTCACCGGTGCTTTTGAGCATGATCCTGACCATTCGTTTACGCATTCGAGTGCTATGGCGTTTTGTGCGCGTCAGCAGGGCAAGACCTTCATGCTTTCGGCGGTGGTGGGGTTCTGCCTTCTTGAGTTGCCTCGAATCTGGGGCAGACCCGTCAAGGTTGTTTCTACGGCTCACGAATTGTCTCTTGCCACTGAAGTCTTTGAGGACTTGCGTGATCTTTTCGAGCTGTGGGAAGAGTCAGGGCTGTGCAAAGTGACGTGGGCGTATGGTCGTCACCGCGTCAAGATGGTGGACGGCTCCGAGTATTTGGTCAAGGCTGCGACAGGGAAGAAGCACGGCATCTCGGGCGTAGACATTCTGATCGTCGATGAGCTGTGGGCGATTACCGAGGCTGCATATTTCGGGGCTTTGAAGCCTGCACAGATTGCGGTGAAGTCGGGTCTGTCATTGTTGGTGTCTACGGCTGGTGATGAGTCGTCCACGGTGATGAAGAAGTTGCGTGAGCAGGCGATTGGTCAGATTGACAAGGGTGAGCCGGGTGAGTTGTACATGGCTGAGTGGTCTGTGCCCGAGTCGGTGTCACCTGATGACGAGCGGTACTGGGGGTACGCCAATCCTTCGATGCCACGGACGGTCACCCTCAAAAGTCTTCGAGCTGCACACTCCAGCCCTGACCGATCTCAGTGGCTTCGCGCTCACTGCAACATGTGGGTGAGTGCTGCATCGTCTTGGCTACCGCCGGGGCAGTGGGCAAAACGGTTTACAGAGAACACCGAGTGGGACGGAACGACTTCGGTGCTGGCGGTGGACTCCGCAGTGGACGACTCGAAATATGTCGGGGTGTGGTGTCGCAAAAATACCGAAGGGGACATTGTCGCCAGTGTCGAGTTTCAGACCGAGTCCATTGCTGAAATGTGGGAGCAGATCACAGCGTCTCTTGAGCGTGAACCAAAAACGCAGCTGGCAATTACGCCGTCTTTGTTTATTCACACACCCGAGAAGTATCAGCGCAGAACTGTTCAGTGGGGGTACGGCGAAATCAACAAATACACATCCACGGTTAAAGGTCTGATCAACGAGGACAGGGTAAAGCACACTGGCGAGATCCTGTTATCGGAGCATGTAAACAGGGCATGTCTAATTCGTGGGCAGGGTGGCGCGTTGTCAATTTCTAGCCAACGAAGCCCGGGCCCAATCGAAGCTTGTCGTTGTCTCATCGTTGCAGCTGCAATGGTGTCAAGACCCGGACAGGGAAATAAACCGACAATGGGTTCGTCAAGATAGTTGCATTTGCAACAACCTTGTGTAAGACTCCGAGGAGATGGGTATTTTCTCACGCAAAGTTGACACGGCCGCTTTTGCCTCTGCACCAGTGCAGGCGGCTGCAGGCGCGTCCTATATTGGCAACTTCATCAACTACACCACTGGTTCTGCTGAGGTTCGTGCGCTAAGCATTCCCACGGTTTCTCGTTCTCGTGACCTTCTTGCTGGCATCATCGGCTCTGTCGGGTTGAAGCACTATTCGAAGCAGTGGAACGGCTCCGACTATGACGAGGTCTATTTGCCTCTTGAGCCTTGGATGGAAACCCCAGATCCGAAAGTTTCACGCTCGTTCTTCTTCGTAAACATCTTCTCCGACATGTTCTTCTATGGCGCGGCTTATGCCTACGTCACCACGCGCTACTCCACCGGGTTGCCTGCCTCGTTTACATGGCTCCCAGCTGCAAACATTTCAAGCACCGAACAGACAGGCATGCCTCAGTATTACGGGCCATCAAAAGAGCTTGAGTTCAATGGCAACCCACTTGATGTAAACAATGTGATCCAGTTCTTGTCGCCTATTGAGGGCATCTTGAAGATTGGTCAGCGCGCCATCAACACGTCACTGTTTCTCGATCAGGCAGCTGACCGTTACGCCAGTCTTGAGACCGTGCCCGGTTATCTTCAGCAGATTGACGGCGAAGACATGTCAGGTGATGATCTTGGTTCTCTTGCTTCAGCGTGGGCTGCAGCGCGTAAACAAAACGCCATTGGTGCGTTGTCGCGTCAGGTGCAGTTCCGTGAGTTTGCACAGAACCCCCAGGAAGTCATTGCGGATCAGCGCAAGTACCAGTCTCTTGAGATGGCTCGTCTTTGTTCGGTGCCTGCCTACCTTGTGTCTGCACCAACTGAGGGCGCTTCGATGACGTATCAGAACGCCCAGCAGGCTCGTCAGGATCTGTACCTCTTTGGCGCTCGCATCTACATGGACGCTATTGAGCAGACCCTTTCCAGCGCACAAGTTCTTCCCCGTAACCGCTATGTCGAGTTTGACATTGAGGACTACGAAGGATCTGAGATGAGTTCCCCTGATGGAATGCCCAACAATGAAACGGATGATGAATTGTGAAAATTGAGTTTGTAGCCGTGCCAGTCACCTTGGACGCTGCCGCTGGCGAGGACAGCCCCCGATCCATTACGGGTGTGGCTGTTCCTTGGGACACTCCAGCGGCAGTTTCCTCGGGTGAGTCAGTCATGTTTAAGCGTGGCGCTTTTGATGTAAACGCTAAAGCACCGAAACTTCTTGAGGGTCACGACATGACGCAGCTGCGTGGTGTTGTCACCGAACTCGTTGAAGCCGAAGAGGGTCTTTTGTTTACAGCAAAGTTTGCAAAGACTCGCGCATCCGATGAGGCCATTGAACTCATCAAGGCTGGCGCTTACGACTCCGTAAGTGTTGGCGCAATTCCCGTCAAGTTCAAATACGACAAAGACGGAACGATGGTTGTCTCCAAGGCAAACCTCGTAGAGATCTCGTTGGTGGCACAGCCTGCTTTTGCAGATGCGGTCATCACAGAAATCGCTGCTTCCCAGCCTGACGAAGAGTCAGAAGAAGAAGTTGTCGAACCCCAACCCCAAGACATTTCCGAGGAGGAATCCATGTCACAAGTAATCCCAACGGTTGAGGCTTCGGCTGAAACTGTTCCAACAGCACCAATCTTCGCGGCAGCACGTCGCGAGACCCCACTTCCGACAGCAGTCGAGTACATCGCTGCTGCCATCTCGGGTGGCGATCAGTGGCGCGCAATGTCAGAAGCACTCCGTGCAGCTGCACCTGACATCGTCACAACCGACACACCCGGCATCTTGCCTACCCCAATCCTTTCCCCTGTTTACAACAACTTCATCGGACGCCGTCCAGTAGTTGACGCAATCGGCGTTCGTGCAATGCCTGCAGGCGGCAAGGTCTTCATCCGTCCAGAGGTCACCACGCACACAAGCATCGGTGCATCCATCGGCGAGCAGGCTCCAACCGCAGGAACAATGGTCGTTTTCAACAACCAAGTCACCAAGCAAATCTTCGGCGGATATGTAAACATTTCCGAAGCCGACATTGACTGGTCAGATCCTTCAATCTTGCAGGTCGTTCTTGACGACATGGGCCGTATCTACGCAAACGCAACCGACAACTACGCCGCTGACCAGTTGGTCGCAGGCGCAAGCGTCACACAAGCGTTCGCTCTCGCAGACGTGGCTAAGCCTGAAGTTTGGTCAGCCGAAATTGCAGAGGCTGCATCGACAATCCTCAGCTCGTCAGACGGCAACTTGCCGACTCACTTGTTCGTTTCACCAGATCGCTGGCGTAACCTTCTTGCACTTGCCGACACCGCCAACCGTCCATTGTTCCCACAGGTTGGGCCAATGAACGCATACGGCGACCTTGGTGTGAACTCCTACGGCGGAAACGCTTTCGGGTTGTCAGTTGTTGTTGACCGTAACTTCGCCAGTGGCACCGCCATCGTTGGTGACGCTTCGGGCTACGAACTGTTCGAACAGCAGAAGGGCACCATGTCCATCGAGTCACCATCGACACTGTCACGCACAATCGCACTCCGCGGTTACTTCGCAGCGTTGATGATTGACCCAACCAAGTTCGTCAAGTTCACCTTCGCCTGATAACTAGGTAGTTAGGAAAGGGTCTGTATGTCTGTTTATACAATCACTCATGGTTTTCACTTTGATGATGTGTCGGCCGTACAGACCCTGACCCCTTCCGAGGTTCAGCCCGGTGACAGCATCGTTGTCGCAGGGGCTGGCGCAAAGTTCAACGGCACCTTCACCGTTATTAGCGTTGAAGAGTGGGAGTACATCGGGAAAGACCAGCAGGGCTATCTCGAGTTCAACTATGACGTGCCAAAACTTAATCAGGTTTTGTATGCGGTCACTGGTCAGCCCGATGATGAGGCGTATGCAGCTCTTGCTGGCACCCTGACGTTTACCGAGACAATCACTTGGACTACTTCAGCACTTGTGTTGTCGTGGCTTGGTATTGACGTGGCAACCGCTAACGACACGGCCTTTGTGGCTAAGTGCGTCAGCGCTGCTAACGCTTGGTGTTTCCGTAAACGCCGTGAGGCTGGCTACACCGATCTGCAAGGCACAGTCCCTTCACCAGACGTTGAATTGGGCACCACAATGTATGCAGCAACGCTTTACCGTGAACGCGGAACCAGCGGTGACGCATACGGAGCCTTTGACGGAATGGGCAACCTTGCACAACCAGTCACTCTTCACCGCATCATGCAGCTCTTGGGCTGTGGCAGGGCGCAAGTCGCGTGAGTTCTTCAGGCATCTTGTATGAGGCTGTGACTGCGTGTAAAACGCAGCTGCTTGCCTTGAACCTTGTGCCAATCACAGACCCTCGCAACGCTCGCCCATTGTCTGTTCTTATTGAGTTACCCACCGTTGACTCGTTTACATACAACGTGGGCAACATCACTCTTCGACTTCGTGTTTTGGCACCGCCTCCGGGCAACCAAGACGCAGGCGATTACCTGATGCAAATTTCAGATCAGATAATGAACTCACCCATCGCGGTCACGGATTTACGTCCGGGCCTCGTATCCATCGGAGGGCAAGATTTGCCTTCCTATGATTTAACCGTTGCCGTAGCCGTACGGCGCAACTAACCAAAAGGAGCCCTCATGGCTACAACAACATTCCTCAGCAATGCCACGATTAACATCACGCAGGGCGCAACCACCACTGACCTTTCAGACCAAG